CAACGTTTTATCTAGTATCATATTGCATGAATTCAACGCTAGCTAACATCAACTCCCACCCAGTCACGACTTATCTTAAGAATTACGTCCTAGGATTCGCCTTGACTACAGCATTCAACCCCGCCTCTATTCATGAGTGGCGTGAGTCGCTGAAGACTTACACCATATCATTCGTGGTTAGTGCTGCCCTGACCCGCGTGGCATACGAAGTGATCATACGACTTCGCATTCCCATGTGGGTCAAGTCCTACATCTTAGACAAGTTCCGATACGGCAACATTGTGGACAATCGTGCCTCCTTTCATAAGAACGCCAGCAGTACGCCTGACGTTAATATACCGAGGACGCATACCCACCCACAATCAGCCGGAGCGAGATCCAAAGCCCTCAACTCTATTGCCCGCTTCATTCTTGAAGAAGGCCTAACTGAGTATGCTGTCTCGCCGTCTAGAGCGTCTGCTGAAAGCTGCGCTCAGATTGATCGATCCTATCATCATCCCAAAGACCTCATTATGGCAGCCCGTACTGACACCATTTGTCCTGGCTCCATACGCACGATGATAGACACGGATCACTACCTCGACGTCAATGATTACCTCGATGGTTATCCGCTGCTTGTCTACACGACCCGCATCAATGATCCCAACGCTGAAGATCCAGAATCATATTGGAACTTCACCGAGGACCAAATTTTCCACCAGTATTTCCGTGGTGGCGCCGCCTACTCCCATCCAATGTGGGACTACAGCGGCGATCATGTTTTGGTCCATCATTGGTACGGCTCAATCCTCTACCTAGTGGAAAAGCACGAACTCCCCGCTAATCGCGCCTTGATTTACTTTTGTCCAGTTGCGAAGTTTTGGGGCCCCTTGTGCAGATTCCTGGTCGACGCCAACCCAGTCAAACGCCTAACGCCAGTCAGAAACGGCGTCGTGGCGATTGAAGGCATTCGTGACAAAGAGCAAGTTGTTTACCTGGCAGGCCTCAGCCAGAGCCTCTTTGTTCCTGTGCCATCGTCGATTGTCTACACCATTCAAAAGCGCCGTCAAATGTGCGCTAAGTTCCAGCTATCTGATGCTGCATATCTCCTTGACCCGAGAATGCCACATCACAGTTATGCTGCTACTTTGGTATTTGACCTAGGAGGGGACAGCACTCTCCAGCCACCTGCCAAGCTCCCTGCATGCATTTCGCATTTGGAGCCTGACACGTACCAGCTCGAGGGGCCGAATAAACTCGATACACCCAAGAGCCGCATGTTTAATGTCTGTCGACCCATCATCCCGGACATCAACGTTGCGGTTCACCCTGCACAGTCGCATAACAATGCGTTGAGTGCAGTTCAAGGGCGTGTCAACGCAGTTAGGTCACCAATCAAAGACTACACCCCCTTTGTCGTGAAGTGCATGACACAATTTCTGAACCGTCTGGTTCCTTTGCACCAACGACATCGGGGCCATCCGTGGTCTTTTGATGCGGTGGCCGAGCTGCAAAATCGGCCCTCTCAACGAGCTGGCACATTTGCCATTCGCCATTGGATGGACTTCGCTTACAAGAAGTTCTCTAGATCCTTTGGAAAGAATGAAGCCGCTATGGCAATGGGCGACGGACGTGTAATCAACACTATGCCCCCCGCCGACCGTGCTCGCCAAAGCCGCTTCAGCTACCCTTTTGCTGACATTGTTATGAAACAGCAAACGTGGTATGCATTTGGCAAAAGTCCAAAAGAGCTTGCCCAACAAGTGATGCTCATGGCACGAGAGTGCTCCCACATCATCTCAACCGATTACACGCGGATGGATGGGTCAACTGGTCCCATCTTCACCACATTGTTAAAATCAGCTGTACTCTTGTTCTTCCACCCCGATTACCATCCGGAAATCATGGAATTACTCGAAGCAACGGTAGACATTGACGCTGTATTGGAGAAGATCCACTTCAAGACCTGGCACATGACAGTCAGTGGCTGGTCTTGGACATCCATCAGAAACACCTTGGTAAATGCCTTCGTGAAGTTCTACGCCTCATGCTTGAACGGCGCTACGTTCGATCAAGCTTGGATGTTTTTAGGACTTTACGGTGGCGACGACGGCATCAGTCGGCCCATTCCAGAGAAATACATCTTGAAGGCCGCACGTGCCCTCGGGCTCTCAATCAAGGTTGAGTTTGTCGAACGTGGTCAGCCAATCACGTTCCTCGGCCGCGTGTACATCAATCCGCTTAGTTCACCAGAGAATATGACTCGCGTCGAAATGGTGCTCGCCAAATTTCATTTGACGGCTGTGCACCCTGATCTTGTCGACCCAGATCCAGAAACTGCTGCCTGCGCCATACTCCGAAGACGCGCAATATCCTACTTGGCTACTGACCCTGAGACTCCTATCGTCGGGGCCCTCGCCAGGTGCATCTTGCGCTACACCGCACCTCTCACTGACAATCAATTGAAACGCACTATCGGAGAGAAGCGCTGGCTAGACGAAATGCCCTTTGACCATGTGCATGTCAGATCACAGATTGCACTGGGCATCGCAGCAGAACGCCTCGGCATGTCACCAGCTGACATCATTGAAATGGAACAAGATTTTGATGAGCTTACCGAGTATGAGTTCAAACGCATATTTCTCAATGTCGTTCTTTACGACGGAATTAGACGCCGCGCGCCAGCCAAGCGCGCTGGCTGGATTGATGGCTTTTGGCACCCTGGACCAGCCATCCCCCCACCACCACCCCAGATCCCTTCTGCTGCGGTTCCGGCTCTTCAGAATCCTGGAACTAGCTCTGATGACGACTCTGACTCTACGGAGTCTCAGTCGTCACCATCTAGCTCAACTTCTGATGACGACTCAGACTCCACGGAGGCTGGGCCGTCATCAGATAGTGCAGACTCTGACGATCCAGATCAAGCTCAAGGGGATCCTACCCCCCCTGAGGATGATGGTGATGAGACACACACTCCAGCACCAATAGCCCAAGATGATGAATGGGAAATTGAGATTCGTGAAGTCCTCACAGCTCCGCAGGTTGATGACATGGTCGTGGGCCATGTCATCCAACTACCCGCGAACCTGTAAATGTAGGGCTGGACCGAGCTACTAAGTCCTTAAACTGGCATAGCGGGTTATCCCGGCCCCTGATTGCCGGGTGTCGTAAATACACACATTTACTACATTATGAACTCCTCAAGCAAAAATCAGAAAACTGCGAAGCCCAAGCCTAAGAAACAGGCTAAGGCCCGCAAAGCCGCGAAAGCACCAAGAGCCATCACCTCAATTGATCCGTGCCCTGTAGCCAACTCGTACCGAGTCAAATCTGACAACCCAAAGATTGTGACTTCAGACGGGAAAGTTAGGGTCACTCATCGTGAGTTGATCTCCGAAATTCAAGGTGCCAATAGCACTGCCTTTGTCACGTCAGTCAACGTCCCAATTCAACCTGGGTCGTCGGCCTATCCGTGGCTGTCTATGATCGCGAACAACTACGAACAGTGGGTCCTCATCGATATGGTCTATGAGTTTATACCACGTTCCTCAACTTTGGAACGTGGAACAATTAAGCTCATTCCCGAATACGATGCCAATGATTCTGGACCACTTAACGCCACCGATGCTTCTAGTTATCACAACATGACTGAGAACAGCGTTTGGCGCCCGAATTCTTGCCAAATTGACGCAAGGGCGGCCATGCAACCGTCCAAGCGAAAATACACTAGAACCAGGCGCTTGTTCAATGTTGACGTTAAACTCTATGATGGAGGCCGTTTCTTCCTCTGCCAAAGTGGAGTAGATACTGCTGACATCATTGGAGATCTCTGGTGCGATTACGTTATTGATCTTTACGTACCTCAAGTCCCAACTAAGTCGCCACCAGAATCACAGACAATGTCTTACCTGTATAATTCAGGTGTCCAGTCAATCCCTGCCTCAACGACCACGAGATTGCGCTGGACAAACACAGGCACCAACGCTCTTGGCGTGACCCTCACCAATTCTCAAACTGTCATCAATCTCCTACCAGGATTTTATCTCCTGCAATGGGACATTCAGATGAATGTGAGTATTCCGGGAAGCGCCATCTTCGCCATCATTCCGACTGCCGTATCCAGTGGCCTCACTGCTGAATTCCTGAGTAATCTCGAGTTCACAGATGATGGATCTGGAAACGGCGCCCGTTACCTCAATGACCACGGACAATGTTTCATTCAGGCTAACGAGACCGGAGTCAACCAGTTCTCCCTCAACATCGTCGCCCCCGCGTACGCTGGCTTTGCAGCCAACGTTGCAGAGGTTCATTTGTCGATCTTGGCGGTTGGTAATTAAGCGGCTTGTCCCACCTCACCCCAATCCGGGCTAAAGGATTGGGGTACGAGTATAAACTGTTACAAAAACAATA